AGCTCGAGCGACAGCTCAGCGAGGAGCACGCGGCGTGACCCAGGTCGTCTTCGCCGCCGTCTTCCTCGGCTACCTCGGCCTGCTCATGTTCGCCTGGCCGTACCTCCTCGCGCTGCGCAGCTGGTTCGAGCGGAAGCTCGCCGCGCGCCGCGACGAGGAACCCCGCTCCTGGTTCGACCACCAGCGCTTCGTCAAAACCGACCTCGTCGACCGCGTCAAGCACTACTCGCGGCCCGTCGTGATCGAGCACCCCTGCAGCTACGGCGGCGACCTCCTCGAGTACCCCGTCACCACCGACTCCGACGCGGACTTCATCCTCGACGTCCTCGGCGACATCGAGGTCCTCTGATGCGCCGGTTGACAGCTCCGCAGCTTCGGAAGCTGCGTTACATCGCCGAGCACCCTGAGACGAGGAATCCTGGAGATCTAGCGACGACGTACAGCCTGGTGACTCGCGGCCTGGTCGAGGCGACGAAGCACGGGACATTCCCTCGAGCGTTCATGACCTACCGGGTCACCGATGAGGGCGCGACGGAGCTCGAGCGCTGATGCCGACCTGTCACCGCTGCGAGCGCGAGAACCTCCCGACCGCCGAGGTGCGCCGCACGAGCCTCGGCCACGTCTGCATCGACGGCAGCAACCAGTTCTCGGCCTGCCGTAAGCGCGAGCGTGAGCTCCGCGCCGAACGCCGCGCCGCCCGGCGCGCATCCATCCAAGCGACCAGGAGGGCCGAGTCATCCGCTGCCTAGCGATCGTCGCCGCCGTCTTGCTCATCGGCATCTGCGTCTCGCCCGCGCACGCCGCCTACCCGGGCTACTGGATCCGCGAGGCGCACTGCATCCACTACCAGGAGACCCGCTCCGGCTGGAACGCCGGCTGGTCGACCCACTACGTCTACGGGACACGGATCGAGTCAGAGGACCGCGGAGGCCTCCAGATCGACGTCCGCACCTGGGCGGCCCACGCGCCGGCGCGCTGGACGCGAGATCCCGCGGCCGCAACGCGCGCGCAGCAGCTCTTCGTCGCCTGGCGCATCTGGTGGGCGAACGGCCGCCGCTGGGGCGGCAAGCAGTGGCCGAACTCGAGCCGCGCTTGCGGGGTCGCGTGATCCCCGTGACCGCAGCGGATCTTCGCCGGCTTCTCGTTGAGGTCTCCGGCGACAAGCAGCAGTGGCTCGACGAACGAGGGATCGATCGTGCGGCCATGGTCGACATGGCCGAGGGGTTCAAGGGCGCTTTCATCCGCCACTTGTTCGAGACGCAGGATCTCGAACTCTCGCTTGATGGCTGCATTGGCTTTGCGTTCCAGGTGGGCTTCGAGACGTGTGCTCAGCTCCGACAGTCGAAGCCGGGCCGGACAGACGTATGAGGGTCGAGCGGGGTGCTCCGGTCGTCCTGCGCCTGGCCGAGCCTGACGTCTGGCATCTGCCCGCCCGCGGCTTCTATGCCGGCTCCAAGTCGATCGAGGATGCGCTGACGCGGTTCGCGTCGACCTGGCCGACACTCTGCGACGCCGGCCGCGGCGAGATCTTCGTCCACGGCGGCAGCATCCGCGAACGCCAGCTCTGCCCGGCGTGCGCGGCCGCGAACGGCAACCGCGACCACCTCCTTCCCGCCGGCGAGATCGCCGAGAAGGAACGCTACGACCGGCTCGTCGAGGAGCTGCTTGGCCGCGTCGCCGAAGAGGTTGCCGCGTGACCGTCCTCGTCGAGGTTCCGGCTGAGGAGGTTCGCGCCGGCGATCGCGTCTTCGTCAGCCGGCGGATCGGTGTCCGCCGCGTCGACGACATCCTCGAGTACGACACGCTCGGCATGGAGCAGGTCGACTGCTTCGTGATCCTCTACGACGCGCCCGGCGCCGGCCAAGGCTGGAACAAACCATCCGGTAGCCAGGGCCACATCGGCTTCTACCGCCGCGACGTCGTCGGAACCATCCCCTACCGCCGCGGCGAGCTCGTGCTGCTCGAGCGGCTACACCTCGTCGAAAGGAGCACGTGATGCAGGACGCAATGCAGCAGGTCGAGATCCCGCGCGCCGAGGCTCGGCAGTCGTATCTCGATTACCGCCGCGCCGCGAAGCGCGAGGACGACCCTGTCATTCGGAACGAGCTCGAAGCGATGGCGCGAGCGTTCCGGATCGCAGCGAAGGAAGAGCATCCGCTGATCGCGCTGACGCCGACGCTCACGCGTGGCGGCACCGTCCCGCGCACCATCGTGCAGCGCCGCGGCCGCGACGAGTACCGCACGCACTACCTGCTCCCGCGTCTCGCGGTCTGCAACGCGGCCGCGCGGTTCGTGTTCACGCTCGGCGTCGAGCGCGACGGCGCAATCCGCTTCATCGACTCGCTCGGCCGATCCCCGCGCTACCAGCGCGGCCGCATCGAGCTCGAGACCGGCTTCGAGCTGCCCGACGGATACGAGGTCGGCAGCCAGATCAACTGGGATAGGAGCGCCTGGTCGGCGCTCGTGCCGATCGTCCCGCCGAAGCACCGGCCCGCACGCGGCGCCCTCGAGAACTTCGTCGTGCTGTGGGAAGTCGACGACTGGACGTGGCGGAGAGTGCCGGCGCCGCCCGGCGACCCGGCGCTGCTGCAGCACGTCGGCGGCGACATCTACGCGGTGCTCGCGACCTGGGATCTCTCACCGCTCGAGCAGCTCGTCCTTTCCGGCCGGAAGCTCGAGGAGGCGATCTTCTGATGGCCGTCGCAGCCCTCGAACCCACGCTCGAGACAGGCCAGTCGATCGAGGAACTGCCGCTGTCGGCGATCGTGCCGGCACCCGACAACCCGCGTAAGCAGCTCGGCGACGTCGACGAGCTCGCCGCGTCGATGGTCGAGCTCGGGATGCTGCAGCCGCTCGTCGTCACTCCGCGCAAGGGGAAGTTCATGGTCGTCTGCGGCCACCGCCGCCACGCCGCAGCGAAGGTCGCGAAGCTCGGAACGGCACCCGTGATCGTGCGCGAGCTCGACGAGCCGCAACGGATCAAGGCGATGCTGATCGAGAACTGCCAGCGCACCGACCTGACAGCGCTCGAGGAGGCCCGCGCATACCAGCAGCTCGTCGAGCTGGGGCTCGGTCAGCGCCAGATCGCCGGCGACGTCGGCAAGAGCCAGGGCCATATCTCGAAGCGGCTCGCGTTGCTCGAGTTGCCGGCGATCGTGCAGGCGGAGCTCGATTCCGGCGGAATCACGCTCGAGGACGCCCGCCACTTCGCCGCCCTGAACGACATGCCGAAGCGTGCCGCGGCCGCGCTTAAGGAGGGGAAGCGCTGGGGCAGTCGCCCTGGCGACTTCGAGCGGGTAGTCCGCAACGAGCTCGCCGAGCACGAGCTCGCCGAGACGATCGGCCGAAACCGGCAGCAGCTGCAGCAGGACGGCGTGAAGATCCTCGAGTACGTGAAGGATCAGTGGTCCGGCCGGCGACTCCCTAGCGGCGTCGCCGAGCTCGTCGGGATCAACGGCTACGCCTACGGCAACGACCAGCTCGCGCTGAACCCGAAGACGCACGCGAAAGAGCCCTGCCACGCGGCCGCGATCAGACCCCGCGACGGCGAGATCATCTACCTCTGCACGAAGCCCGCGAATCACCGCGGCGAGACCGGCGCCAAGAGCCGCACACCCGACGAGAAGAAGGCGGCAGCCGACGAGCGGGCTAAGGAACGCGCCCGCGCGCTCAAGGCACGCGAGAAGAACATCGATCTCGGCCGGCAGCTGGCCAAGAAGTTCGCGGCGCCGAAGATCGACGCCCGCAACATGCGCCTCCTCGCCGAGATCCTCGTCGACCGCTCCGCGTTCGGTGACCGCTTCATCGAGCAACTCGCGCTGCGAGGCCTCCGCTACACCGATGAGGCCTCACAGGAGGTCGTCACGCGCAAGGACGGCAGCGTCAGCAAGATCGTCCACGCCAACCATCCGCACGACGCGAGCAAGCTCCTCGCCGACCGGCTCGACGCGGCCAAGACGCCCGAAGAGATCATGGGCGTCCTGCTCCAGGCGCTCATCGCCGCCCGCTACGCCGATCGCAACGCCGTCCCTCCGTCGCAACGGAGCGGACACCTCGCCTTCATCGACAGCACCTACTACGCCGAAGACAGCGGCCTTAAGAAGACGATCGAGACGATCGCCGGCCCGATCGGAAAGGCACGCTGATGCCACGCCGCAACCGCAACGCCTGGCGCAACGACCAGGCCCGCGCCGAGATCCAGCAGGACGGCCTCTTCAACCTCGAGCAGCAACGCCGCCGCCGTCGCGGCAAGCGCGGCCGCCGCCTCGAGCAACGAAAGCGCGCCGCATGAGCCGGCCACCCGCCCTCTTCACACCGCGCTGGTGGCGGATCGCGTGGCTCATCCTCTCCGAGCGGTTCCACCGGGTGCCGTCGTGAGCCGACTCGCGTCTGCTGCACAGCACACGGAAGCGTCGATGCTGGCGCTGCTGGAAAAGCGATACCTTCGCGAGGTCAGGGGCAACGGCCCGGCGTGGGCGTTCGTTCCGAAGGTCCGCAACGCCGCCGGCTTCCAGGCGACCCGCACGATCGACGCGATCGCAATGTCGCTCTGGCCGTCACGCGGGCTGGAGATCCACGGGCATGAGATCAAGGTGACGCGCTCGGACTGGCTGCGAGAGTTGAAAGACCCCTCGAAGGCCGAAGCGTTCACCGATCTGTGCGACCGCTGGTGGCTCGTGGTCGGCGACGCGAAGATCATCGCGGCTGGCGAACTGCCCCCGACATGGGGGCTGATGGTCGCGAGCGGCCGTAGTCTCCGGGTCACCGTCCAGGCTCCGCAGCTCCCGGCGACTGACTCGCCCTGGATGCCGCGCACTTTCCTCGCCGCGCTACTGAGATCGGCCACTCGGACGCAGCTCGTCACTCCCGCTGAGATCGAGGCTGCCGTTGCTTCAGCGCGTGCAGAATGGGACGCCCAGCACGCCGACAACATCGAGCGGTGGCGTGAGAGCCGCGACAGCCTCCGTACCAGGCTCCGCGCTTTTGAGGAGGCGTCGGGCGTCTCGATCGATAGCTGGGTCGACCGCGACACGGCGGAGCAGGCTGCCCGCGTTGGGGCTGCCGTGCGGCTCGTCTTGGACGGCGAGGCGAAGGTCGAGGAGCTACAGCGCCGCTTTGAGCGCATCGCCACGCAGGCTGAACTGCTGGCCGAGGAAGCCCGGCGCGCGAAGGGCGTCTCGCTCGCTGAGGTAGCAGCGGCGTGAAGCTCCCGCCGGGAGTGCGCCTGTCGGCGGGGCCGTTCGGGATCACCGTTGTGGAAGCGCATCGGCCCGTCACTGGCTATGCGCTGTTGCCGGAATGCTTCAAGCCGCCGGTGGTGGTGGTCGGAGGTTCGTTGGTCTCGGCCGAGCAGGTGCGGACGATGTTCTCTCTACCCCGACAATCGCTCGGGGAGATCATCGACTGGCACGGGCAGGCCACTGCGCCGTCGACGCCGGCTGAGCTGCGCCATGAGAAGGAGGCGGCGGCGCGGCACTCGCAGCAGCCGCACGGCTGGACGAATGCCTACCAGTCGGTGACGGGGCTGCGCTGGCGGTGCTGCGGGAACCGCTTTGAGGACGATCACTCGCCCTGGTGTGCAGCCAGCGGCTTCCTCGACCCGCTGCCGCCGGCGTGAAGGTGCTGATCGGGAGTGATGCGCTGCCGCGTCGCCGGTTCACGGCTCGGCTGTTGTGGGAGCCACGCGACATCTGGCTCGGCGTCTTCTGGAATCGCGTCGATGACCAGGTGATCCTGCACGCGAGTGAGACGGGCAAATCGCCTGAGTATCCCACCTACCTGCTCGTCTACATCTGTCTCGTTCCGTGCGTGCCTTTCTGCGTGGCCTGGAGGACAGCGTGAGCGGCCTCGAGCTATCGATTCCGGCGGAATCGGTGGAGGCGATCGCGCGGCGCGCGGCCGAGCTCGCACTCGAGCAGCTCGCCGCCGCCGGCGAGACGCGCGAGCTGTTGACCGTCAGCGAGGCGGCCGAGTATCTGCGCTGCTCGTCGCAGCGGATCTACGGGCTGCGCTCGAGTGGCCGTTTGCCACGCACGACTGAGGGTGGCCGCGCCCTGGTGCGCCGCTGCGATCTCGAGCAGCTGATCGTCGACGACGATGCGTTGAGCCCGGCGCTTCAGAGTCGTAGGCTCCGGAGTGCGTGAGCGTGCCGCGGATCCCGATTCCTGACAATCCTGGCTTCTGGCGGCGCGGCGGCTCGGTGACGTTCAAGTACCGCGATCAGCGCGGCCGCCAGCGCTGGGCGTCGGCGCGCACGCTCCGGGCGGCAAAGCAGAAGAAGGCGGCGATCGAGACCGACGTCGCTCGGGGCGAGTACCGGCAGCGCTCCGCCGTCGACTTCGCGACCTATGCGCGGGCCTGGGTCAAGACCTACCAGGGGCGCACGTCGAAGCCTGTGGCTGAGCAGACCCGCGCTGACTACGAGCGCCGGCTCGAGCAGGACGCGATCCCGTTCTTCGCGACGATGCGGCTCGGCGACATCGAGCCGCAGGACGTGAAGGCCTACGCTCACCACGTCGGCCAGCGCCGCCGGCAGAGCCGACTGAAGAAGGCGGACACGCGGCCGCTAACCGCGAACAGCGTCAGGCTCGCGCTCGCCCCGGTGAAGGCGATGTTCGCGACAGCGTTCGAGGAGGGCGTGATCCGGGTGAACCCGGCCGCCGGCGTCCGCATCGCCGTGCCCCGGACCGTCGTCGACGTCGACGAGGACGAAGCCGGCGACGTTCGCGCGCTGACCGCCGGCGAGCTCGCGGCGCTGCTCGAGGAGATCCGCTGCGAACGCTGCTGCCGCCTCGACGCGCCGGCGGCCGACTGTGAGCGGTGCCGCTTCTGGCGGCTGTTCTTCACGACGCTCGTCCAGCTCGGCCTCCGGATCGGCGAGCTCGTCGAGCTGCGCTGGCGCGACGTCGGCGCCGGCGGCGCCGGCACCGTCAAGATCCGCCGCAAGTTCTACCGCGGCACCGTCGGGCCACCGAAGTCCCGCTACGGCCGCCGCACGCTGCGGCTGCCGGCCGAGCTCGCGCGCGAGCTCTGGCAGCACCGCAAGCAGACGCGCGCCGGCGACGGAGATCTCGTCTTCGCTCTCGCCGGCGGCGTCCGCGTCGACACGTCGAACGCGATGTCGCGCGTGCTGAAGCCCGCGGCGCGTCGCGCCGGCATCGGCGAGTGGGTCGGCTTCCACACGTTCCGGCACACGTGCGCGACGCTGCTGTTCACGGTCGCGCAGTGGAACCCCAAGCAGGTGCAGCTCTACCTCGGCCACCACTCGGCCGCGTTCACCGTCGACACGTACATCCACCTGCTGCCCGGCGACGTGCCCGAACCGCCGCAACTCGCCGAGGCCGCTGCCGCGATCGCCGCCGATGAGTCGCTGGCGCCGGCGGCTACCGTCTCCGTGTGAGCAGCACCCCGGAGCAGCAGCTCGCCGAGTTCGCGGCGGCCACCAAGAAGTTCGCGGACGAGCTCGCTGCGATTGTTAACCCGTCTCTCGGCCTCGTCGACCGGCTGATCTGCTGGTTCGGCTACCACCGCGAGCGGGCCGCGCTCTGGCTGTTCGACGGCGACTATCGCCGCGGGGTGGTACCCAGGGTGGTACCTCGGAGGCGTCACAAGGCCGAAGATCGGGACGATGGCGGCCCGCATGGTTCTGCGGGCTGAGCGGGGTTTTTGGAGGAGACGTAATCTGGCGTAAGAGGGTGGTGACGGACTTCTAATCCGCGGGTCGGAGGTTCGAATCCTCCCGGGCGCATCAGGGACTTCCCTGCACGCGCCCACATGTCGTTGCCACCCAGAAAACACGCGCCGGCCAGAGGTACCAAAGTGGTACCCGACCGCGGCCGCAGGGACGCCGCCCGGCACGCCGAAGAACAGTCGCGCAGGGCTCTAAGCGCCAGAGCCCGAGACCGCAAATCTCGGCTCCTCCCCGCCTTGGCGCTCCTAGAGCTCTACTACCGCGACCACCTGACGACCATCTACCGCGGCGACGCGCTCGCCGTCGGAGAGCTCGACCTGGTCGCCGACGTCGTCATCGCCGACCCGCCCTACAGCAGCGGCGGCCGCTCGAGCGCCGAACGCACGAGCCGGACAGCGAGCACGAAGTACCAGTCGAGCGACGCCCAGAAGCGGATGCCCGACTTCATCGGCGACAACCGCGACCAGCACTCCCACGCGCACTGGTGCTCGCTCTGGCTCGGCGCCTGCCGGCAAACCACCCGGCCCGGCGGCCTCTGCTTCGTCTTCACCGACTGGCGGCAGGTCGCGGCAACCAGCGACGCGCTCCAAGCCGGCGGCTGGATCTGGCGCGGCATCGTCGTCTGGCAGAAACCCGGCGTCCGGCCGCAGCGCGGCCGCTTCCGCCTCGACGTCGAGTACGCCGTCTGGGGCTCGAACGGGCAGCTCCCCGTGCACCGCGTCGCCTACCCATCCGCGGTCGTGAGCGCCATGCCGCCGCGGCGCCGCTCACACATCGCGCAGAAGCCGCTCGAGGTGTACGAGCACATCCTCTCGATCGCGCCCGAGAACAGCCTCGTGCTCGACCCGTTCACCGGCAGCGGCTCCGCGCTCGAAGCAGCGCGCCGCGCAGGCCACCAGGCCGTCGGCATCGACCTAGACGAGCGCTACTGCGCGATGGCCGCGCAACGAGTAGCCGCCCTCTAGCCAAGCCCGGCACGCAACGCGTGCCGAACAGAGGTCGGGCCGCCGGGCGCTTCGGCGGCCCGACCGACCACAAGGATGGCCGCAACGTCGGGCGAAGAGGAGAGCCGTGCTTGTCGTATGGACCCTCGTGGGCGGCGTGATCGGGATCGTCGCCTGTCTCGTCGGATTCTTCGCCGGCGGCCGCATCAACCGAGAGAGACCGCCGCGTGGCTAGTCGCGCGATCCACGTGCACCGCGCGCACCACTGCAAGTTCGCGCCGATCGAGGAGCTCGTCGGCGTCGCCGACATCAAGGCGATCGCGCAGGCAGACCCCGGTGGCGGCCAGCCGACCGAGATCCCGCTGAACGGGCTCGCGTTCACGGACGCCGACGGCGAGACGCACGTGTACGTGCTCGCCGACGAGGAACGGCAGATCGTGATCCGCCAGCTGACCGGCGGGATCGTCCTGCCGGACTAGAGCAGGATCTCGGCGGCCGTCTCGGGCGTGCAGCCGCGGCCGAGGATCTCGCAGGCGAGGTGCAGGTCGGCTTCGCTCACGGCGAGCCGTCCAGCGAGCTCGACCGGATAGCCGGCTTCGATGAGGACGTGGAGGCGCCAGTCCTCGACCTTCGTGCGCTCGTCGACGACGTCGACGGGGACCGGGACAAGCGCCATCAGCTCGCCACCAATCGGGCGTGGTTCGCGTCGAGGGTCTGCTCGTACCAGGCGGCGATCGCGGCGCCGCGGCGGATGACGAGCTCGTTGTCCTCGAGGGCTTCGCCGTCGTGCGTCCAGTTCGTCGATCCGGAGGCGACGTAGTAGTGGTCGACGACGAGGATCTTGCGGTGGATGATCTGGCCATGCTCCGACCGGCCGACGACGACGCGGCTGTCGCCGGCCCAGCCGGCGACGAGCTTGCTCATGCTCGCGACCGCCTGCGCCTCGCTCCGGTCGAAGGTCGCCTGGAACGCGATGCCCGGCGTCGAGGCCTTCGCGTGCACGATCGCGTCGAGCGTGGCGTCGCAGTAGGTGAACATCTCGATCGAGATGGCGGTTCGCGCCGACCCGACGAGCACCTGCAGCGCCTCGGCGACGTTGTCTCGCGGCGCGAACAGCGCGATCGTGTCGGCCGGGAAGCCGGCCGGCGGGGTGGCCGCGGCGCACGCCTTCAACTGCTGCCAGAGCAATGCGGAGCGCGTCGCGGCCATTGTGTGCCTGGGATTAGGTGACGAGCACGAACGCCTGGACGTCGGACTTCGGCCGCAACTTGAGGCACACCTCGCCACCGTTCGACTGCGATCCAGCCGAGGATGGTGATGTGTTGCCCTCGATCGCGTGGAAGTTCGTGCTGTCGACCACGTCCTTGACGAACCCGATGTGGTCTGCGATGCCGGGCGTCTCTCCGGGCCAGTCGTAACAGGCCAAGACGACATGGCCGGCGGCGAGCTCAGCCTTGACCTTCGTGAACGGGATGACCTTGAGACCGTCCTTCTCCGCGTGCGCCGCTTCGACGACTGCCGGCACGTAGGCGTACTTGAAGGCGTGGCCGACCTTCGTCAGAACCCAGGACACGAAGATCGCGCACCAGGGCTCGCCGTTGATTCCGTACCAGACGCCGTACTTCGTCTTGTTGCTGTTAGCCGGTGATTCCTTGGTGCCGATCTGGTGAGCGGCCAGCGCGATCGCCCTGGTGTAGAGCGACGTCGCCGGCGAGGGCTTCGGCTTCGGGGCGGGCTTCGGCTTGTTCGGCCTCCACACGCGCTTCCAGAACCACTGGCCGGCGCCCGTCCCCTTCTGCTGGACGCGCTTCCAGTGGACGAAGACCCAGCGACCGTTGCGGCGCTTAGACATTCGGGATCACCGCCTTGGCGAGCTGCACGAACGCAGCCGAGGCGCCGATCGCGAGCAGCACACGGACGACGACGATCGTCGCGAGCGACTTCTCCGCCTTGATCGCGTCCGGCGTGGAGAACGCCGCGAGCACGGCGAGGCCGACCTTCTTGGCCTTGGCTTTCATTGAGTGGGCCTCCTTCGAGGGGTTAGGGCAGGAAGGGCTTCGAGCAGTCCTGCTTGGCCTGCTGGATCTCGTCCGACTTCAGCCGCGCGACCAGCGCAGCGTCGTTCGCGGCTTCAGGGTTCCGGCCGCGCTTGAGGTCCTGCTTTTCAGAGGAGCGCTCGTGCTGGACGAGCGAGTCAGCGAGGTCGTTGTACTTGCGGAAGATCGCGGCGGTCTGTGGCTGGCTGGCAACGCACTCGGTGCGGACGGCCGTGTTGATGTCGGTCTTCAGGCCGCCCACGATCACGTCGACCGCGTAGAGGAAGACGGCCAGGATCGCCACGTAGGCGAGCAGCGCCTTCGCCTCGTGCATGAAGACTGGTGAGAGCTTCATCGCTTACCTCACTAGGAGCTTGATGGCGAGCGCGCCGGCCACCGCGATGCCGTTGCCGATGTAGCCGGCCGCCGGCGACAGAGAGATGTGGGAGACCAGCTGGTTGCCGGCGAGAGCGACAACGAAGAGCAGACGCATCTCTGAGCGGAAGCCGGCGAGCTTGAGGTTGAGGATCTTCTCGGTCACTGGCCCATCGCCGTCGTCGTTCACTGCTTTCGGTCGATGCGAGCGATCCACGGTTGCTCTCCTTCGAGGACTGTCTGGCTACTTGATGGGTGCGGGTGGTGCGGGGATCTCGAGCTCGTCGAGCGTGGCGACGTCGGGCGCGGCCGCGATCGCCGTGAAGAGGCCACGCAGTTGCTGTCGGTAGGCGACCCTGTCCTTGGGCATCGGCGAGCCTTCTTCGACTGCGCGGGCGGCCCACTGGTCGGTCGTGGCGAGCGCGGCCTTCACGTTCTCGGCCGCCGCGTCACGGGCGAGATCGAGCGCGGCCGCCTCGCGGTCGGCCAGGTCGGCGAGCTCGTCGTCGTCGAGTGGCACGTATTCCTCGCCGCTCGGCTGGTCGGCGAGGGCGGCGTTCAGCTCCGCGGCCGCCGCGGCGGCCGCCTCCGCGTCGCCGGCCTGGACTGCCGTGGTGAGCGTCGCGAGGAGGTCCTGCGTGTCCTGGTCGGGGGTCGGCGGCGCGCAGTCGACGACCAGCTTCACTGGCGTGTCAGCCATGGTCAGGTTCCTTTCGCTGGTCTAGGCGGGAAGGCCGTAGAGGGTGAAGCGGGTGCCGGCGATGAAGTTGCCGGCACCTGGGAGCAGCGTGATCGAGTTGATCGCAGAGGTGCTCGCCCAGTGGCCGCCAATCAGCTGCACGACGGGCGTCCCGATGAAGAGGTCGAGTGCGAGCAGATCTTTCTGTGCGACCGTTCCGGCGTAGTTGGGCAGGAACGCGAAAACCGGGCTGAAGACGCCGGCGGTTGCGCTCGCCGCAGCCATCGAGGCAATCCCCGCCGAGGTTTGGGCGGTGGTGACGGCTGCGCTAGCGGTCGCGCTGCTTCCCTGCACCTGCTGGGTGGAGTAGTTGGTGGCGCTGTCGCCGTTCAAGCGGAGATTGAGGTTGGTTGCCGTGGCGGCTGTGTCGCCGCGGCCTTGTCCGACGAGGAGGAGGTGCGCGAACGTCGCCGGGATCGAGCTGAAGGCGATCGTCGCCGTGGCGCCGCCGAGTGTCGTGTCGGCGAGTTGGCGGGTGACGCCGAGGTTGAGGTTGTTCATGATCGCCGACTCCCACAGGGAGGGCGGGAAGTTCTGGCCGACGACGACGTCGGGGACCGTGGTGAAATTCCCCATCAGGGCTCCTTGGTTATTCCGTTGGAATCAGGTCGGGGCTAGCCGAAGTAGTCGGTCGATCCGAACGTCGACACGCCGAACTCGAAGACGCGGGTGGCGGGGGCGCGGCTCACGCCGATCGTGGTGGATTGGTAGAGGCCGCCGGCTTTGATCTGGTGCTGGACGGATTCGACGAAGCAGTCGACGCCGGAGCTGGCGGCGATCCCGGTTTGGTAGATCGCGTTGATCCCGGCCGCGGAGATGGCGTATTCGCACACTGCGACCTCGTCGATCTTGCCGTTGAACGCGAAGCCGCTGGCGTCTAGGCCGACCTGGAAGGTGGTCTCTGTTCCGGTGTAGCCGGCGCCAAGCAGCTTCGCCCCTTGTGAGACGCCGTTGATGAACAGCTCCGCCGTCTTCTCGACGTCGTCGTAGACGAGAGCCCAGAAGACGGTTACGCCGGTGCCGGGCCACGCGGCCGCCCAGGTCACGGGCGTGAACATGTTGAAGGTCACGTCCTCGTTGCCGGATCCGATGCGCAGTGAGACGCCGAAGGCTGCGTCGGCGAAGAGGGTGTCGGTGTCGGTGGTTGCCGTGCGGTTGGCCCAACCGAAGAATGTGCGTTGCGACCCGACGACGAACGGTTTGTACGCCGACGTGATCTTTGCGTTCGCGGTGTTGTTGAACGCGGCGGCGGTGTCTGGGTCGCCGACGATCAGGCCGGTCTGGCCGAGCGTGACGCCGCTTCCGTAGGTGCCGGTGTTGCCGTTGCCGCTGGCGTCGGCTGCTGTTCCGGCGCCGACGGTCTCGCCGAGCCGCCAGTAGAGCTTGGGCAGGAACGCTTTGACGAGGTTGACGTAGGTGAACTCGGGTGAGCCGCCGCCGACGTTCACGCGGTCTTGCGGGTTGAGTGCCAGCATCGCGGCGAGCAGCGCCGAGGTCGCGTTGTCGACGATCGCCTGCTGCGGCGGCAGGTTGTTCTTGCTGCGGAGCAGGAGGAGATTGGCGAGGTCGGAGGCGGCCTTGTCGCTGGGGAGGTACGGGCTGGAGATCTCACTCGAGCCGCTGATCCCGTTGGTTTGCTGGCTCGGGACGTCGTTCGCGACCTGGGCGGTTCCGGTGCCTGTGCCGCCGCCGCCGGCTTCGGCGGTGACGGTGACCTGGTTGATGATCTGGTCGGCGTCGAGGCCGCTCGAGAGGCCGATCAGGGCGAGCTCGTCGAAGGACGCGAGCGCTGTTCTGCGGTTGTCGCGGGCGTAGCGGCCTTCATAGTGGAAGGCACCGTTGCCGTCGACGAAGACGTAGCCCTGCTCGGCGTCGAGGATCCCCTGCAGCAGGTCGAGTGCGGTGGTGCTGCCGTCGCTGGAGAACGTCATCGACTGGATCGCCGGTAGGGGCTCGAGGACGACCATGCTGGGGTCTGTCCAGCCGATCGCGTTGAGCAGCAGCTGCACCGCGGCGGTCGACGTGATTCCTGTCTGGACGGGGATCACGGGCGCGTTGACGCGACCGAACCAGTAGAGAAGATCCTCACACTCGATCGAGCAGACCTTCGTCTCAGGATCGAAGCTGGCTGTGCGCAGGAACCCGTAAAACAGCCCGAGCGGAGTGCCGCCGGTGCCGAGCACATACGGGGTCGCTTGGATCTGGACGGGCCGCATCGGCACGAGCCCGGGAAACTCGACGCCGGCGACGAGCGGCGAGCTCGGGTCGTTCGGGTCGTAAAGCGACGGCGTCGCGATGTTGATGAGCTCGAAGCTCGCCTGCCCGGCCTGGATCGACGAGAACTTGGCGTCCTGGCCGCGGCTGACCGTGACCGTCGAGCCTTCCGCGACATCGAGAGTGACGTCGTCGAAGACGCCGGTGAACGCGGCCGAGAAGTTGTTGGTGAAGACGGGCGACGGCGGGGTGCCGAAGAACTTGTCGAGGTTGCTGAAGTGGAGGTTGTTGCTGAGCAGCGCGCTGAACGCGATCTTGATGCTGTAGTCCGCGATCCTGTCCGGGGTCGGCGTCACTTGATCTTCAACGTGACGTTGCTGTCGAGGTACGGCTGCAGGTCTTTCGCGAGGTTCTTGTAGTCCTCGGGCCGCACGTGGACGATGTGGTGCTTCTCGGTGCGGTGGTGCGTCTTGTGGGTCTTCTTGTGAGCAGTCTCGCCGACGAGAGCCGTGGTCAGAGCGGAGAGATCCTTGTGCAGCTGCCCGCCCTTGCCGGAGAGTCCGAACTCGCTTAGGACGGCGGCGAGATCGCTGAGCTTCTTGGTGCCCTTCTCGAGGCCCATCTCGAACGACCTGAGGTGCGCGTTCAGAGCCTTCTCTTCCTTGCTGCGCTCGGCCTGGTACGTCTTGACGGCCTTGGCGTAGCCGGCGTCGGCCTGTGCGCGCTGCTGGGTCGCGAGGGTTGAGAGCTTGTCCTCGGCGATCGCGCGCTCAGCCTGCTCGACCGCCTGCTTGTCGGCGTCGATCTGTTGCTGGGTGACGCTCTCGGTTCCGTCGGTGCCGCCGTCGCTGGTGCCGAGGTCGACGGCGGCGTTGTACTTGTCGCCGGCGGAGACTCGAGTGTTCGTGATCGTGCCGGGCGTGCCGGGCGTGCCGACGTTGGCCTGGTCGGTCGCGAGCTGCTGCTGCGCTTGGGTGAGCGCGTCCTGCAGCGACTGCTGCTGGTCCTGGGCTTGCATCGCCGCGAGCTGGGCCTCGGCCGGCGTCTGGCGCGCGTTGCCGTTCTCGTCGGTGCCTTGGAAGTACTTCTTCGCGAGGACGTTGTCGATGTAGTCCTGCGTCTGCTTCTCGAACGCGGCGTCGGCGTCCGAGATCAGCTTCGCCATCGGCCCCGAGATCGAGTTGGCGATCGACGCCTGCACGGCCTTGTGCACCTGTGCGATCTGGCTGTTGATCTTGCGGATCTCCTGCTCGATCGCCGCCTTCTGCTTGCCCTTCGCGGTCTTCAGCTTCTGCTCGAGATCGTTGCGCGCAACCTCCAGATCGTGGAGCTCGTCCTCGAGCGCCTTGGTCACGTCGGCGCCGCTGCCCATGGTCGCGGCGTTCGCGTCGCGGTTGATCTTGTTGCGCAGTTTCTCGGGCAGGAGGTTGTCGCCGGACGTGATCGAGTGGTGCTTCTTCTTGGTCGTGGTGGCGCCGGGCTGGTCGGCCGGGTTGCCGGCAGGCGCGGTCGGTGGCCCATACGGGTTGCCGCCGCTGCCGCCTTTGCCGCCGGCGCCTTTCTTGATCAGGGTGAAGCGGAAGACGCCCATGACCGGATAGATGGCGATCGCGGTCTCGTGCGACCCTTCCTGCGGGTCGCTGTACTGCATGACTCGTGCTGAGCGGCCTCTTCCGCTGGCGACGATTCCGCAGTGGCCGGGCTGCTGTTCGCGGGCGCCGGTGTTGTAGTAGACGGCGTCTCCGGGCTGCGCGTTCTCGACGCCGACGTTGTCGCACATCCAGTTAGGGCCGTGGCCACGGCTGAACTGCTGGTACTGGTCGGCTGCTGTCCCGTCGGAGACGCCCTCGAGGCCGGCCGCCGTCAGCGACTGGAAGACGAAGCCGCTGCAGTCGAGAGCTGATCCGGGCTTGACGACGCCCTGGTGGCCGCCGCCGGACACGTATCTGCCGCCGCCGGTGCCGCCGTACTCCTCGCCGGCGGCGACGATCGCACCGCCCGCCGACTTCGACTCGGCGGCCGCCGCCTTGCCCTTCTTGTACGCGGGATTGCTGGGGTCGACATAGCCTGAGCCGCCGCCACCGGGGAAGACTCGGTGCTTGCCCTTGCCGGCGCCGTAGAAGCCGGCCTCCCACTCGAAGTAGTCGCTGGTGCCCTGCGCGTAGGGGTTCTTGCTGCCCTTCTTCGGGATCGCGTCCTGGAGGTCGTCGTGCATGTCGATGCCGTGCGACCCGGTGAGCGCGTTCACGGCCTTGATGACGATCGCGACCTGGATCAGCCGCATCGCGGCGATCGCCTTCAGCTTCCCGAGGAGGCCGCCGGCGGCCGTCTCGGCGCCGAGCAGGCCCTCGCCGCCCTTGACGCCGATCAGCGCCTTGGTGCTGGTCGTCCAGCCCTGCAGCACGCTGGCGAACTTCAGGGCGATCAGGGCTTCGATCACGGTCTTCCAGCCGCCGAGTGCGTTGGCGAGCGGGTTGGCGACCACGAGCACGTCGTGGGTCGCGCCCTTTGCGTCCTCGAGGACGCCGGCGAGCGTGTGGACGGCCTGGCGGACGTCGTCGGTGACGCGCTGCTGGTTCTTGTCTTTCGCGAGCCAGGCGTCGACCTTGGTCAGGTAGTCGTCGACGGTCGGCAGCAGGCCCTCGCCGATGCCTTCCTCGAGGCGTTGGATCTCGGCGTGGAACTCGGCGATCTTGCCCGACGGCGAGTTGGCGAACGCTGCGGCCTGGTTCTTGATTCGGGGCAGCAGCTCGTCGTAGAGCACCTTGCCCTTCTCCTGGCTGACCGTGATCCCGTCGAGGGCTGCCTTGTGCTTCCACTCGTCCGCGGTCAGGTCGGGGAGCGCGAGCCCGAACTGCTTGGCGGCTCGCGTGTTGCCCTCCTGGAGCAGGATCAGCGTCTTCGCCGAGGTGGCGAGATCCATGTTCTTCTCGCGGGCGAGATCCTCGGCGTCCTTCAGCTCGGCGAGGGACTGCTTGGTCGCGCCGAACGCGGTGATCAGCTCCTGCTGCGCCTCGCGCGTCTGGTCGTCGGTGAAGCCGAGCTTCTCCGCGGAGGCCTGGTAGCGGTCGAGGATCGGAGTGATGGCCGCGACGTCGGCGTGCGCGTTGACGATCGCCTTGTCGAGCTTCTCGAGGCTCTCCTGCGACGCGAGCACGACGTCGATCGACTGCTTCAGCCCTTCGAAGCCGAGGAAGCCGGCGCCGAAGAACGCGGCCTGCTTCGCGAACCCGACCGCCGAGCTCGTCGCGCCCTTGAACGCCGTGTCGCTCTCGGCCGCGGTCGTCTTGACCTGGGTGCCGAGCCTGCGCTGCGCTTCCGCCGCCTTCTCCGCGGCGACGATCTGCTCGTTCGACCCCTTCTCGGCTGAGTCGGCGGTGTGCTGGTAGGCGGCGGCGAGCTGCTCGAGGCCTTCGCGCTGCTTGGTGCCGGCGGCGACCGTCGCCTGCGCGGCCTTTTCGGCGTCGCCGCCGAAGCGGGCGAGCAGCGTGGAGGATTTGGCAAGGGTCCGCTCGAGCTGCGCCGCGTCGCTGAGGATCCGGACTTCTACGTCTCTCGTGGCGGGCATTTAGGAGGCGTTCGCCTTCGCGATCGCGTCGACTTCGCGCTTGGTCGCGGCGACGTAGTGGTCGTGCTCCCAAGGCGTCAGCCGTGACATGTCCCACGGCTGCAGGTGGAAGAAGTGGGCCATCGCCGGCGAGTGGTCGAGGCGTGGGTTGCGGCTGTAGAGGCGGTCGAGCTCGCGGGGCGTTACTCGGACGAAGTCGCGGCTTCCGCGGCGGCGTCGGCCGCCTCGGCCGGGGGGCTCGGCCCGTCCTCCGGTTCAGCGTCGGGCTCTTCGCCGAGGCCAATGGCCTTGCGGTCGACGACGATGTTGTCGAGGGTCCCCCTGCGGAGCTCGAGCGGATCGCCGGCGGCGGCGCTGTGCCGGTAGGCGACAACGGCGTATGCGAGGTCGGCCATGACGTCGCCGGTGAGCTCGCCGAACGCGACCTGGCCGACGGTCAGCTTGCAGACGCGCTTCACCTCGTCAGCGTCGTCGTAGGTCCACTGCCCCATCGGGACAGGCGGGTACTCGATCTCGTCGCCCGTCTCCGGGTCTCTGATCGTGATCTTCACGAGGCTCCTTTGATTCCGCCGGAATCGGGCGCGCCTCGAGCTCGACGGGGGCTCGAGGCGCGCTTATTCGGCTATTCGCCTAGATCGCGCTGTCGCTGGTGGTGTAGACCGCGGTGATCGGCTCGTTCGTGCCGTCGAAGAGCGCCGTGAACGGCGTCGCCGCGTCGAGGATCCCGGCCTTGGCGGTGACGGGCTTCGGCCCCTCGAGCCGGCAGGCCGGCATCGTGACGACGAACGACCCGGTCGTACCGGTCCAGGTGAACACGATCGGGACGATCGTGCCGGCCGTGAACAGCGTGTAGGTCGTGTAGTCGAGGAACTCGCCGTCGAGGGTGCCGGTGACCGGGAACAGGCCCTGCGGGATCGGCTCCTTCTTCAGCGTCGACGACCGCATGAAGAAGCGGCTCATGTCGAGCTGCCGGTCGATCTTGAAGCTCGACGACTTCGAGTCGAACTCGGTGCCGTTGACGGTGATCAGCAGCTGCCCGTCGTGGAGCAGCTCCTGCGCCGCCGGATACGACGCGGTCGCGAGCGCCTGGTTCGTGACGTCGGCGTTGGCGTCGATCGTCAGGCCCAGCTGCAGGTAGGAGTCGAGACCCTGCGTGAAGGTCGCGTCGGCGATCTTGCAGCCGAGGAAGTCGTGCGGCTGCACGACCAGCGCCGGCGTCGGCTTGCCGATCTGCGTGGTCAGAGAGAGACCGACGCCGTCGGACAGCTTGTACGTCTGCACGAACGGGCCTGTGCCGGTGATGACCGGCGCGAGGCCAAACGCGTGCTTGAGGATCATCCCGAACCCGTTCAGGCCCATGTCGAAGGTGAGAGCGCCGTTCGCGCCCTTGTTCACCGGCGACTGGTTACCGGAGCGCTGCACCTTCTGGCCCTTGCGCAGGCCGGCGCTGGCGCGGAAGTTCTCCTGGCGGGCGATCCCTTCCGAGACGAAGTCCAGGAAGCGAGTCGGCACGACACGCGTGCCGTAGGTCGTCTCCTCGGCGAAGCCGATCTGATTGTCGAGGATCGTCGTCATCAGGCGTTACTCCCGTCCGCCTGGCCGGCGGTGTCGTCGTCATTTGCCGCGGCCGCGATGTGCTCGGCGACGTCGGCCTGGATGATCCGGCCGTTGGCGCCGGAGCCCTTGACCTCGGCGAGGTCGACGTCGTTCGCGGCGGCGAGCTTCTTCGCTCCGTCCGTCGCGTCGATGTCGTCGGCGCTCACGCGCTTCCACTGCGGCTGGTGCTGGGGGTCGTTCTCGGAGCTGTCGCGGCCCTGCTCGAGCAGGCCCTTGGCGAGCTCGGAGGGCAGGTCGACGGTCTGGCCGTGCTCGACGATGATCTCGCCGCCGGCGACGCTGTCGTCGGGGACCAGGACGGCTTCGAGCGGCCCGATATAGGTCACTTGCATGGGGTTGTGGCTCCCTTTCTCGAGGAGGTCGTTCGCTAGGGGTCAGACGACGGAGAGGCCGGAGTCGCGCGCGAGCTGCTCGATCGCGAGTTGCACGGCCGGGACGAGTTGCGACTCGCCCTGGACGGCGGCCGGCCAGAGGAACGCGCGCGGGCCGACGTTGCCTTCGCCGAGCCCGAACTGGGCGATCAGGCGGGTGCCGGTGGTGCTGCGGTTTCGGATCTTGAAGCCGCTGCCGGCGTGGTTGCCGCGTGTCTGGCTGCCGCCGTACTCGTAGATCGCCGGGTAGTTGAACCCCTCGGGGTAGGCGGGGCTGACGCGGCGGGTCTTGTCGGTGATGTAGGCGTAGCTCGAGCGGAAGCCGGCCTTGATCCCGTCGATCAGCTCACCGGACTCGTAGAGGCCTTTGGAGCGGGCGATGAAGACGGCGAAGGTGGCGGCGCGGTTCGCGACCGAGATCAGGTTCTCGCGGAGCTTGCTGCGCAGGCCGCCCTGGAACTGCTTCAGGCCGGCGAGGACGTCGGTGAGGCCCTCGACGGCGATCGTGCCGGTGATCGGTGTCTCTTCGGCCATCAGATGCGCTGCTGGGCTCGGACGCTGACGGTGAGCAGCGCGCCGCGCGCGTTCGCGCCGGCGAGCTCGACCAGCTCGATCGGCCCTTCGATCTGAGCGACGCGCACGGTGCCGTTCACGCCGGGGTCGGTGCGGAGCTGGTCCTCGAGCTCGGCCATCAGCGTGAAGGCGCGCTCGACGACGGTCTGCTGAGCGGCGGTCGAGATGTCGGAGATCTCCGACTTGATCAGGATGGTGAGCGTGTAGTCCTCGTCACGGCTACGAGTGCGGTTGCCCATCACCGCCAAGTCCTGGTGGCCCTTCACGTCGGCGAGCCAGATGTACTCCACCTCCGGCAGCGGGCCCGGGTAGCCGTAGCTGACCTGCACGCCGTCGAGGCCGGCGCGAGCCTGCAGCTGCGTCTGCAGCGCGGCCTTGAAGGCGGGGATCGTTGAGGTAGCCATCAGGCGGAGTAGCGCTGGTAACGCTTGATGCGTCGCATCGCGACGGCGGGTACGTCGTAGGTGGCTGGGACGGTCGGCTGGACGCCGTTCTCGGCCTGCAGCGCTGGGAACTCGGTGCCGGGGTTCTGGCGCAGCCAGCTGCGGACAGTGAGCACCGCGGCGTCGCGGACGTCGGGGTCGACGTCGGCTGTGTCCCAGAGGCCCCAGTTGCCAGTGATCTGCAGCTGCGCGTAGCCGAACCGGATCTCGAAGTTCGAGACGACGACGAGGTAGCGGCTGAGCCTGAGCCGCTGGAAACTGCCCTGCGGCGCCCCGACCGGCTCGAGTGAGTAGTCGAGGTTCGCGGTCAGCGCGAGCGGCGACACGTCCTCCGGGTGCAACACCGCCCCGGTGACCGCACGCAGGTCCCAGGGGGCGAGATCGACGAGAAGCGTCCCGTCGACCTGCGCCTCCTGGATCTTGACCCTGACGATCCGTGCAGCGCCGTTCGTCTGCGGAGTGAGCTCACGCTCGAGCTTCTGCTCCTGGATCACGATGCTCGCGGACGTGATCAGCGTCTGAATGATCGGGTCTCGCGAGTCCGTCTCCATCTGCGGCTCGGTGGCCGCCTTAACGTCGGCGACGGTGCAGAGATCGCGCGGGTCAGCAGCCATCGGTCGCTACGCCTGCATCGCCTGGACGCGGACGAGCACGACGCCGTAGACGCCGCCCGTCGCCGCGCCGGCAACCGTCATCACGGCCCGGATGAACCGCTTGCGGCCCTTGTACCCGACGATCTGGTTGGTCGCGGTCGCGAGGTTCGCGAACGTTCCCTCGAGGTCGCCGGCGGCGACGTCGCTCCAGGTCGAGTTGTCGTCCGACTCCTGCAGCTTCGGCGTGTGCGCCCCGTCGGTGATCGTGCCGACGTCGACGACTACGAGCGCGCTGCGGAAGCCGGCCATATCGCAGCTGGCACCGTTCGCGGTCGCGGTGCGAGCCTGCGGGGCAAGCGACGCAACCTGCGCCGCCGCCCTCTTGCCGTTGCCTCCACTCATCTGGTTCTCTCCTGCCGATCAGGGGACGTCCGCGGCCGAATCACGGCCTGCAGGCGCCACCAGGGACGGCGTTGCGGTTCGGGTGCGCGAGAAGCCGGCCGCTCGTTGCTGCGGCCCGGCTTCTCGCGATCGGCGTCGCTCAAGCGAGGTGCTCCTCGAGCTCGGCCTTCTTCTCGTTGACGGTCAGCTTGTCGCTCGAGAACTCGTAGCCGTACTCGTCTGCGAGCTCGTCGACGTCGGCGTGTGTCTTCGCCTTCGCGACCTTCTCGGCCGGGGAGAGCTCGACGCTCTCGTCCGACTCTGCCGACTCGGATCCGTCGACGCGTGCGATCTCGGCGTCGACCTGGTCGATGCGGCTCTTGTAGCGGGCGACCGCGTCGCTGTCGCCGATGGCCTTCGCCTGCGCCACGCGGGCCTCGTAGCCGTCCTTTTCGACGCTGAGCGCTTCGCGGTACGCGGCCCGCTGCTCGTCGCTTCCGTATCCGTCCATCAGGTTGGTCTCCCTTGTTCAGAGTCACGGCGGGAGCTGGTGGCCCCCGCCGTGTGTCAGTCGGTGCTCTGCCGGGCTTAGAAGCTCGGCGTGATCAGGCCGGTGCCGTCGATGACGGACGTCGCGGCCGGGAAGCGCGCGAACGTCGCTGCGACATACGAGTACACCTGGAACCGAACGCCGAGCGAGCCGGAGAGGATCTCCTTCAGCACGCGGACGTTCTGGTCACCCTCGAAGAGGATGTGATCGCGCATCACGGTCGCGACGATCGTGTCCTGGTTCGTGCCGCCGCCGCGATTGGTCGGGATGTTCAGATCGAGGTACCACGGCACCGCGAGCACGTTCGTGACCGGGCCGTCCTGGTTGTAGGAGCCGTCCTGCAGGCCGAGCGCGTTCTGCGGCCCGTTCGAAGCCGGGATGAAGAACGGCCGGTTGTTCGAGTCGAGCTGCGAGGCGGCCCAGAACCAGCGCTGGCCGTGCGACCAGAACGCGTCGGGGACCATCTTGCGGGCGTTCGAGGCGCTGTTGAGGGCGCCGGCGAGCTTCGGCCACAGCTCGGGCACGGTCGGCGTCGCGTCCGTGTACGTGATCGCGTTGACGCCGGCGGTGTTGAGGATCCCGAGCAGCTGACCGCCCGCACCGGTTCCGCTCCACAGCTGCAGGTCGAGCTGCAGCGCGTAGTCGGCCAGCAGGTCCTGGAACATGATCTCGTCGAACGCGAGCGGCGACTGGTCGAGCAGCTGCAGCGCTGCGTCGATCTGGCCGGCGATCGTGCGCACCGGCGCGGTCACCGTCGCGGTCGTCGGATCCTGCGCCGTGACGTTCTGGTTGTCTCCGGTCTGGATCCCGGTCAGGCCGCCGAGCGTGATCCGCGGGATGTTGATCGAGTCGGTGCCTGCCGGCAGCGGGATGTTGCGGAGCCGGTCGGCGAACGGGCGGCCGGCACGTGCGAACGCCGCGTACTCGTCGAGCAGCCAGATCGGCGGCACGAACTCGCCGCCGGTGCCGTCGACGCGGTTGATCGCGCGCTTCTCGACCAGGTCGATGCCGCTGCGCTGCAGCGCCCTGGCGAGGGCCGGGTTGGTCTTCTCGAGCTCGTTGACGAGCTGGTCGAGCTCACGGTTGAAGACGCGCTCGCGCGCCTCGCGCCGGTCCTTCAGCTCGACGTCGGCCTCGCGGCGGTGCGCTTCGAGCCGCTTGCGTGCGCCGGCGAGATCCATGCCCTGCCCGAACTCGTGCCGGGCCAGGTCGATCAGGAACGAGCGCTCGCTGTTCTCGCGAGCGTAGGTGAGAGGTTCGCGGACGACCTGGATCGGCGCCGGGGCGATCTCTTCCTGGCGGGCGCGCGCGACGCGCTCCCACTTCTCGACGTCGGCCTTCGCCTCGGAGACGCGCACGTCGGCGTCGTTGAAGGCCGTCTCGAGCTCGTCGAGCTCTTCCTGTGATCGGGTCTCTTCAGCCGAGGCCGTCTCGAACGCCTCGGCGGCGGTCTTGCGCTGCTCGCGCGCCTCGTCGAGCGCGGCGCGGGCAGCCTTGAGCCGCGGAGTCTCCTCCGCCAGCATGATGCTCATCAGGTTGTGTCTCCTCTGACCGTTCGGTCAGTCGTCGAGGGCGATACGCATCCGCATCGCCGTCGCCCGGGCCTTTTGGGTGGCCCGCTCTTCACCGCCAGCTTCCGGCGCGTCGACGGTCTCCTCGCCGGCGTCGGAGGCCTCGGGGGCTTCCACTTCCGGCTCGGTGTCGTCGTCGGCCGGCGGCTCGACGGGGTTGGCGCCCGACTCGCTGTCGCGACGCTGAAGCGCAGCATTCATCCGGCTGCGCAGGGCAAGCTCGGCCGACGTCTGCGGGTACGCCCCTTGGGCGCACACGAGCACGTCGTAGAGCTCGCCGATCTGATTGATGGTGCGGAGCTCGTCCTCGAAGTCGTTCTCTTCGTCGACGTCGGACGTGTAGGTGGCGCTCGCGATCGTGAACATGAAGCTCATCTGGTCGACGATGCCGATCGGCATCTTCTGAGCGAGCGCGAGGACGTCGGGATCCTGCGGGTTGAGGCGTGCGAAGACGCGCAGGCCTTCGCTGTCGCTGGCGAGCTCGAGGCCGCCGATCCCGTCGATGCCGGTGCGAGCGACCGGCCGGCTGAAGTCGTGCAGGAAGCTGTTGAGGTGAACGTCCGGATTCGTCTCGAGCACGGCGTCGAACGCGCCCGGCGCGATCACCTCACGGAACCTCCACCAGTTGCTGTCGTAGAGGACGGTTTCCTGGCCGTACACGGCGGCGTAGCCGGTCAGCGTGAAGCTGCCGTCGCCGGTGCCGCTCGCGTCGCGGAACTCGACGTCGCGGAGCGGGACGAGGACGTTGCGCACCTCGAGCGGCGAGATGTCGTCGACGAGCACCCGCTCTTCGACGGCGACGGCCTCGGCGTCACGTCCGGGCCAGCTCAGGTTCGCGCCCTCGGCGAGGCCGAGGCTGCGGATCTGCGCCTGCAGTCGCTGACGCTCCGCGCGAGCGGCGGAATCGATCGTCTGGGTCACGAGTGTGGTCTCCCTAGCCCGTCTAGTTGGGCTCGTCGTCTTCGTTGTCGTCGCTGCCGCCGCCAGGCTGACTGTTTGCCTTGGCGCCGACGGGGGTCTCGAGGTACTTCTCTCCGCCCGGGCGGGGCGGCATGCCGAGCTTTGCGCGGCCTTCGTTCGGGTTCAGGACGCCGACCTGGACGAGGTCGTGGATCATGGCGGCGATCGTCGCGATGTCGCCGCGGAGGAGCTCGTCGACGTCGAAGCGGCAGTAGAGGCGTGCGCCGCGGCCGCCGGAGGGGAACAGGTCGTGATCGGCGCTGATCGCGCGCTCGATCCGGCGCAGCCGGTGCAGCATGCTGAACCGCATGAAGATGTCTGACCAGAGCTCGACGGTCTTCGGTGGCACTGCTCGGCCGACGGCGGCGTGCAGGAGGTCGGCCGGGTAGATCCGCCACATGCGTCCGACGTCGAGCGCGACCGCGTTCATCAAGTCGACCGCCTGCGCCTCTTGCATCGTCGGCGCGATCTGCTCGATGCCCTTGACGTCTCCCCAGATCAGGCCGGGCTTGCCGGGCTGGCCCGAGTGGCGGGCTGCCCACGACTCGAGCAGTTCCTCGCGTTGTATGCGGGTCGGCTGGCTGCCGCCGGCGTCGAGGACGAGCCCCGGTGTGCCGTCGTTGTCGAGGTAGCGGCCGCGGTACTCCTCCAGCTTGTTCGCGTTGTCGAGCGGGGTGCGGTGCAGCTCGAGCTTCGAGATCCCCGTCGCGCCGCCGGGGATCGGCGACCAGCCACGCACGAAGATCACCTTGTCGGTGACGTCCTTCGTGACGCCGTCGATGCGCGCCTTGATCACTCGAGGCGCGTTCGTCTGCGGCCGCTCGACCGTGAACAGCCGCGGGTCGACGGGGACGAGCTCCATCACCTGGCGGCGGCCGCTTCCGGTCTTGTCGAGGTTCTTCCAGAGGAAGCCGCCCTGCTCGAGCTCGATCGAGGCGCCGAGGTCGCACCAGAGATCGAAGCTCGTGTCGCCCTCAGCCGGGTTCTGCAGCACCTGGGCTTGGGCCGCGTCGAATAGCGGCTCGCGGTTCTCGGCGTCACCGGTGTAGACGCGCATCACCGGGATCCCGAGCGACTCCGAGACGAGCTGCACGGCGCACGAGACGGCTGCGACGCCGAGCTGCTGCGCGCGCAGAGCGGTCCCGGTGATCGCCATTCGTGAGCCCGGTGGCGGGATCAGCGCCGACGCCTCGAACAGCCGCACCTCGCGGTTGCCGTTACGGCCGGAGAGGATCACAGCTGCGCGTCCTCGGCCAGGATCTCCCGGAACCAGACTCTGCTGACCGGGATCTCGTAGATCGTGCCGCGCGGCGCCGGGTCGACGCCATGGGCGGAGTCGAGAACCTGTGGCCGCTCGAGCACGTAATGCGGGCCGCCGAGGCCCTCGGCGACGCCGGTCAGGAGGCCTTCGAAGGTCATGTCGACCTTCCCGTCCGGGCCGAGCGTCTGCAGCCGCACCATCCGTGCCGGTGGCGGCGGCTGATTCCGGCGGAATAAGGAGATCATCCTGCGCCTCCGCTGAAGCCGGAGCCGGCTTCCGGGTCGTTTTTCGGGGGTTCTTTCGCCCACTCGACGCCGCCGAGGAAGGCCTCGTCGCGGCCGATCAGGCAGCGATGGCCGACCATGACGGCCGCGGTGGCGGCGTCGATCGGCGAGTCGTCGCCGGGCTTGTCGATCTTGTCGAACTCCTTGGTGCCGAGCGTCGACGTGACGCCGACGCAGTTGCCGAGGTGCCGGGCGAGCACCTCGTCTCCGTCGTGCGCCCAGATGCCCTCGTCGGCGCCTTTGCGGAAGGCGCGGACGGCGTCCTTCATGTCGTTCGAGCTCGGGTGCATCGGCGCGATCCGGAAGCCGGCCCGAGCGAGGTGGTTGGCCTCGGTGACGAAGTACTGGTCGTCGAAGACGATCTCGCGGATCTTGTACTTGCGGGCGAGCTCGTGGATGTACGGCTCGACGAGCTCTTCGTTGCGCAGGATCGAGTCGCGCACATGCACGTGCGCGGGATGGGCCGGGTTCGTCGACCACACCTTCGCGCGGAGGTGGATCCGGCCGTTCGGGGCGCGCCAGGCGAACACGACGGCGGTGCAGTCGCCGCTGTAGGCGGCGTCGACGGCGACGAAGATCCCCGCGCCTAGCGGGATCCGGGTCTCAGCGAAGAGCTGAGCCCAGACCCCGCGGCGCAGCCATTTGCGCAAGCCGCGAGTCGGCTGGTTGAGATGCAGCCGCCGCCAGGCGCCTTCGTCGGCGCCGGGCCTGTGCAGGAGCGAGATGATCCCTTTCGGGTCGAGCGCGGAGAGCGGGTTGCAAGCGCGGACGAGCGCCGGGTTTTCGATGTCGCGATCGTCGTCCTCAGGCAGCCCGTACCAGTGCATGAGCGTGCCGGACTCTTCGTCCTCGAGGATCGCGAGGCAGCCGTCGCGCTCGAGCCGCAGCTTCGGATGGTTCATCGCGGCCTGGTGGAACTCGGCCAGCATCGTCCCGTAGTCGAAGTAGGCCTGGCTGATCGCGAGCGCCCACGACTCCGGGTGCCGCTTCTGCAGCGCCTCGGTGATGGCGTTCACGCCCTCGCGCTGGTGCGGGTGCTTGAACTGCCACCACTCGTCGATGATCCCGGCGCTCGGGTTGATCCCGTGCGCGTTGAAGCCCTCCGACGAGAGGAGCGAGTACTCGCCTTCCGTCTGGCGGCAGCGGATCGTCTCGCCGCTCTTCGTGATCCAGCGCCGGAGATCGGTCGTCTTCATCGACTTGTCGATGAACTTGTGCGCGAAGCCGGCCTGCGACTTCGCGCCGGCGATCCCGTACACCTCGGGGATGTCGTCGACGGGCGGATCCACGGTCGCGTTCACGCCGAGGCCCGCCGCGAGAGGTGTCTTGCCGTTGCCCTTGGGAACACCGAAGAGCCCGAACGTGTAGACGCGGCCGCCAGACGGGTGCCGCTGCCAGAACGGCCGCACGTAGTCCTCTTGGAAACCCTCGAGCCGGAACGGCCGCCCGGCACGCGGGCCGGCGTAGTGGCGAAAGAAGCGCGGGAAGAAGTTGACGACACGGTCAGCGCTGAGCGCGGGCCCGAGGCCGTCGAGGATCTCGGGCAGGCTCTTCCGCGTCCGCTCCTGGCGAGCATGCAGACGAGGGATCTCACGCTCAAACCTGACGCTGACCCTGTGCTTCTCGAACTCGTTGTCAGCGGCCCGGTACTCCTCCTGCAGCCGAGAGAGCGACTTCCACGGCAGATCCGGGCCGGCGATCCGGTCGGCGTGCTTGCGCCGCACGAACGTGCCGTCCTCGACCAGCTCGAGCAGCGTCTTTTCCTTCCGGCCGCGAGCCACATCAGCTGCCGCTCTTCCGCTGAGCGCTGCGCCACGTGGAGATCGCCTCCGGATTGTCCGCAGCCGCGCGCGCCGCCTTCGTCCGCCTGCGCCGCACCAGCCGCCGCCGGCGAGCCCGCCGCTCCTCCGCGTCGCGGCGTGCTCCCGCCGACGCCTCCCACTTCCGGCGCCCGATGTCGTGCCTCTGCTTCGGCATCAACAGCCGCCGTAGCCGACCGGATATCCGCGCTCGGCGAGCTTCTCATCGACGCGGCGCATTGGGTTTCCGATGGCCGGCGTTTCGCCACGCGCGGCCTCTTCCACCTTCTCCTGGTCATCTCGGTCTGCGAGACGACGCACGAGCTCTCTGATCCCGCCGAAGAAGCGCATCGGCTGGTCGATCCTGTTGCAGGTGTTGTGGAAGACGGCCTGGAAGTCGATCAGGTCGAGCAGCTCGCCGCGATCGACATAGAGAAAGTCGGCGTCCTTCGGCTTGAGCGCACCGACCGCGCCATAGACGGTGAACTCGTGGCCGCCAAGGCACTGGGCTCCCGACCCGTAGCCGGTGTCGTAGACGAGGCGCTCGCCGCAGCCGGCGATCGGGCAGCTCTCGAAGGTGCGCTTCACTCTCCGCCTCCGCGCGGGATGAGCAGTCCGTGGTGATACGCGAGCGCGACGGCGTGGGCGCGATTGCGCGCGCCGAGCTTTCCGAGCAGGTGTTTCACGTGAGCCTTGACTGTGTCGAGGGCGATCTCGAGCTCTTCGGCGATGTCGGCGTCTCGAAGGCCGTCGGCGATCGCGAACAGGACGGCTTCCTCGCGAGGGCTAAGCGCTCCGAAGTCGGCGTCGGGCAGCTCGAGCGGTTCATGCTCGGCGAAACGCCGGCCGCCGCCGTCGCGCAGCGTGGAGAAGTAGAGCCGAGACGCGATCGTCGCGCCGCGCTGGCACGGCTTGCACATGTTTGAGTAGCGGCCGCGCGTGGGTGCGTCGTGCTCGAGCTCGTTGGCGCAGCCGGGGACGCGGCAGTCCCCGCGGGTCTCGAGCAGCTCGTCGACGCTGTACTCACGCATCGATGCCGCCGTGGCAGATGAAGCGCAAGCAGCCCAACCTGCTGCAGCGCGGACAGATGAAAAAACGGGCTCGCGTCATGCGTTGTCGGTGTTGGCGACGTGTTGAGCGTCCGAAATTCGTGGTGCCCTAGGCGCGGGGCGGGCGCTCGATACCTGGCGTTGCGACCGCCCCCCGTCGAGGACTCCGTGGCAGTGCGCGCAGGACGAGACGACGTCGTCGATCGTTGCGTCGTCGTGGTTGCCCTCGAGTTCAGGGCGGAGGTGGACGCTCGTCGCGATCTCCGTGCAGCCAGGCAGTCGAAGCTGGCAGAGACGGTCGTCGCGCTCGAGCGCAGTCTCACGAAGGCGACTCCTCCAGCCGCGGCGATCGCGTCCGTGGTCGCGCTGGCGATCGTGCCGTCGGCGATCGCGGGATCGCAGCTCGTCGCAGCGGTGCTGCTCGCCTGGCATGACGATCCGCTTGCATACGCAGACCTTCCCAACGGTCGCGTGGGTGGTCATGCTGGAGCTCCTGCAACGCGAGACTCAACGGTGGTCTCGGTTGTGCCGGCGTCGAGCTCGTGCTCGAGCAGCTCGAGCAGTTCGTTCGCCTCGTGCCGGCGTAGATCGTTGGCGCTCTCGATCAACCTTCCGAACCTGCGTGACGCTTCCTCGAGCATGCGACGCTTCGTTGTGCGGCGCTCGAGTTCGTCGCGGACGTCCAGGTCCGAGCACTTGGCATGGAACGCGCGCAGCTGACCGTCGGTCAACTTCAGGTCGCCGGCATCTGGCCGCTCGCCGAGCAGCCCGAGCTCGTGGGCAATGTGGACGGCGGCCGTGACGTTGCGCGCGTCGAGCTTGTCGATCACCGCGGCGCGGTGATGCTTGACCGTGCCGACGGCGCGATGCAGGCGAGTCGCGGTTTCCTTCACGGTCTCGCCATGTGCCGCGCCGGCAAGGACGTCGAGCTCGAGTAGCGACAGTCTCGTCACGGTCAGGAAGCCAAAGCCGCCGAGACGGGGGTCAGCGCGTCTCGGCGGCCTGGGGCGCGCACGCTGGCCCTGAGGGTTAGGGCGGGCTCGCACTGGAGGAGACGAGCCTGGTGCGCGCGATCACGGCCAGCAGCCGCCGCCGGCGCGGCCGCGATCTCGAGGAACTTGGTCATATGGAGAAATGCAAAAGCCCGCCGAAGCGGGCTCGAAGGCGCACGTGTGACGTGGCGGGCGGGCGGGTGTTGTCTTGCCCTACGGCAGCGTATCGGCAGCAGAGTCATTGGACTTGAGTCGCTCTTCACGTCGGATTAGTTCGCGCAGCGGGTCGCTGCCGGCGATCGCGCCACCAACGCCGCGACCGATCGCTGGAATGCCGCGGAGTCGGCGTGTGTCGCCGCCGGCGGTTCCGTTGCCTGGCGTGTCGAGGCTGCGCTCGAGGTCGCGCAGCTTGGCGCGCTCTTCGGCTTCTTGTCGCTCGGCGCGTTCGAGCCATGCACCAAGCACGCCCTTGAGCCGCGGGTCGTCCGTGTAGACCAGGCGCACCTCATCGCCTTCGTTCAGCCCGAGCTCCTGATGAGCCGCAACAGCAGCTCGCGATCTTCAGGAGCGACCAGGAAGCCGCAGCGATCGCACGCTTTCCACGTGCGTCCCAGTCCGGTGACGTCGACCGGGACGTGCTCGCCGCATTCCCACGGCATCACGTCGCGGTAGAACATCCGCGTCTGCAGGGCAACGTGGCGGACCTGTCCCTCGCCGAACGCCGTGCCGCTCAGCGTCGTCTCCGGATCGGGCCGCAGCGGACGCAGCGGAGGTGCCCGCGACGGATGGCGCTGTGAGGAACGATCGCGAGCGGCACGCCGCAGAGAACGTCGAACTCGACCGGCTTACGAAGGCGCACCAGGTCGACGAGGCCACGCCAGCCGCGACGTCGCCGGCGACTGCGGCCCACGACGTTCAAGCAGCGCTGGTTCGTGAGCAGCGGGCCGCTCGTCGGCGGATAGCGAAACCTGCGCGCCGGCCACGGGACGTCGCTCATCGAGCGCATCGAGTTGACGAACTTCCGGCGCCGCTTCGAGAGCTTCACGAGACGATTCCTCGCTGCGCTGCGACTTCTTCGCGGATCCGCCGCTCGGCGGCTCGTAGATGGCCGCGCACCGTGGACTCATCGCAGCCCAGGATTAGCGCGCTGCGCTTCGCGCCGTGGCCGGTCGACTTCAGCTTCAGGCACTCGATCTGCTTCGGCGTGCAGACGCGCTCCATGATCACGAGCAGCTCGGGGTGGTCGACGTTTCCCCAGCCGCGGCCGCTCATGAGCTCGCCGCCTCGACGATCGCGCGCTTCGCGCCGCGCGGCAGCTCGTCGACGTCGACGCCTGACTCGAGCAGGAACGCGGCGGCGATCTTGGCGCCTCCGAAGTGTTCGGAGACGAGCACGAATGCCCGGTCGTAGTGGCGCTGCGCGAGCGCTCTGGAGACCTCGGCCATGTGCGCGATCTCAGGCGCGGAGATCGAGGTCGTCTCCAGTGGGTGGCCGGATGGTCGCGGCTTCGATGAAGAGCGGCGTGGTGGCCGCGGCGACCGTTGGCCCCGAGCTCTGGACGTTGTATCCGGAGGGGTGCGTCGCTATGAGCAGAACGCCGGCGCCGGCGAAGGCACGGCGACGGCTGATCGTCCAGCCATTGAGCTCGAGCTGCTCCAACAGCAGCTCTCCGACCGTGTCTCCGATCGGGTGAAGACCGACGGGCTCAGCGAGCGCGTCCGGTGGTTCGGCGATGTCAGCGGCGGCGTAAGACATTCGAGACCTCGATCGATCACGAACGCCCTAGCCGCGCAGCGGCCCCTCATCAGGCACCGCAAGGATGCGCTAAAGCACGGACGACGGCAATAGGCCAGATGGCCCGACTTTGCGACGCTGCAGGCCTAGCTACGAGTCGCGATCGTCGCTGATTCCGGTGGAATCAGAGTCGTCCGGGTCGTCGAGTTTCTTCACGAACTGTTCGGCGAGCTCGCGCGCCTCGGGTGACGGACGGACGCGCTCGTGCGTCCACGTCTCCTGCAACTCATCGTCCGTGAACAGCAGCTCGACCCGTTTGTGACGCGGCACGACGAAAGCGTAGCCTGCTAGGACGCTGTTGTCAGCCGTGCAGCTTGCTAGCCGGGACGAGGGCCGTGCCCGGCGGGCACGAGGTCGCGCTGGCAGTGCGGGCAGACGAACGCGCCGGCGTGGATGTCCTCGAAGCAGAAGGGACACTTGGCATCGCGCTGGCTCGCGTTGAGCTGGTCGGCGGTGCGAGCGGCTGCCCAGCCCATGTAGAGGCCTCTGGCGATGAAGTAAGCGCCGATCCCGTGCAGGAACGGGTTGAAGATCGAGTCCGAGGCCTCGGCGTGCTCCGTCAGCAGGTACGCGCCCGCGCCGACCGAGATCAGGGCGGCGAGGATCGGAAGCCACAGCGACGTGCTCTTCACGCCGGGAAGTCTCTACCACTCCCGTCGAGTTGACAAGCGAGAGCTGGGGCGCGAGCTAAAGCGCGCAGAGCGCCCCTAGGAGACGCTCTGCGGCTGGTTCGGTGTCGGCGAAGTTCAGGGGGTAACTGCCCTTCGCCGCCCGGGACTCTAGCGACCGTAGCCGTGATGGAAGCGGCCGGTGAAGTCCAGCCGCTGACTGGCCTTGTGCGGCTCGAAGTAGCGGGGCAGCACGAAGTCGGAGACGCGCACGCCGGACTGCTTGTAGCTGTACAGCCAGCCCTCGACGGGGTCGCATACCTCGTGCCCGTCCAAGGTCGGATCGGCCAACGCCTCGAGGATCTCGTGCGAGAACGAGATCGAGAACTGACCCGGCGTCACGACGAGCGTCGGCTGCGTTCCGTCGTAGCCGTGGCAGCCGGTGGCGTCGTCGCCACAGACGTCGCGGTCGCGGGTGACGAGGACAGGCCACCCGCCGGCCGCGAACCTGATCAGCGGCGTCCCATACCAGCGCCGAAGATCCTGCGCTTGAACGGTGACGGCGCGTTCGACGCGCGCGAGAACCGGCGCTGACACGCCAGCCGCGTTCACGACGGTCAAGACCTGGACGGGCTCAGTCGCCGTCCGTGCCTGGGCTGATCCCGCCGCCATGGCCGCGACAACGACCAGCACGATGACAGCAGCGATCACCTGCTTCGCTATTGCCCCGATCGGGCGATTGTGAGGAGCATCGGTTCCCGTTAAAACAGCGGCGGGGGTGACGAGAGCCGAACTCGAGCTGCTCGATGATCTGATGCGAACCGTCGCCACGATCAATCGTTCCCTGACGCACGTCGAGCAGGCACTTCAGGCTCTGACAGATCCGCGAGTTCGCGCCGGGCCGACGCCGCTTCGGATCGTGCCACCCCCAGAGCCTCAGCCTGTTCCGCCGGAACCAACAAGCTGAGCAGCCCCTCGATCGCCGCCAGCCGGTCGTCGATCGAGTCGAGCCGTTCGACGACGGACATTTCCTCCTCATCATCACCGTGAAGGAACCACTCGACGGGCCTGTCGAGCAGCTTCGAGATCTCACGCATCTGCCTATACGGGATCGTCGCGCCGCGTTCGTAGTCAGATAGCGACCGCTTCGAGAACGTCGCCATCTCAACGAGCTCGTCTTGAGTCAGCCCAGCTTCGTTGCGCGCTCGGGCAATCCGCTCGCCGATCTCCTTCGCCTCGAGCTGCGCCACGAGAAGGAACCTACGGAACTCGCGTCGATCTGTCGTCGCAGAAATCTGCATCCTCACTCACCTGCGGGTTGACTACGTCCGGTCTGCTGTTTATCTTCATGGCAGAGTAACTGCGTGTCAACTACGTGAGAGGACGTGATGGTGGCAAAGACGCTCGGAGCGCGGATCAGAGAGGCACGGGAACGGCGGATCCTGACTCAAGCCGAGCTCGCCAACGAGCTCGGCGTCCATGTCCGTTCGATCCAGGACTACGAGGCCGATAGGGCCACACCGCGCCAGGCGCTCCGCCGTCGCATCCTCTCCTGGCTCGCCGACGCAGAGCAGATCCCCGCGTGACGTTGCGGCTCATCCTTGGCCTGAGCATCGCCTGCCTGCTCCTCGGCTTTTCGCTGGCAGGGATGCTCGAAGACCTGTCCTGGTGGCTGCGCGATCGCCGCCGGCGACGTCGGGCGCAGCGGCGTCGCGGAACCGTCGATCTTCGGAGCCGGCCGTGAGCGCGGCGGATCGCGCAGCTGACGTCGGGATGGAGCAGGCGCTTCAGGCCGAAAGCAACGCGGCCTGGATGGACCGGGCGGATCGCTGGCTGGCCGAGCAGCCCCGCGGGAGGCTCTTCTCGTCGGACGACATCGTCGCTGCGATCGGGCGTCCGCATCAGATCGCGGCGGGCAAGAACAACGTGATCGGGGCCTGGACGAATTCGCGTGCCCGCCTAGGTCGGATGGAGGACACCGGCCGCATGGTCAGGAGCAAGCGGGTCGAAGGGCATGGCAACAAGCAGGCTCTGTGGCGGGTGCAGGTACCCGAGGATCAGCATCGGGTTGGAGGAGACGCCGGTGATCGCGACGCGCCCAGGGTCGCCGCCGGTGCCGGTGAGATCGACCTGCCGGCGCGCGCCGGCGTCTCCTCGAGCCCATTGCGATCGGGCGATGAATCGGCGGCGGCCGTGGGTCAGGATGCCGTGTCGAGCTCTGGGCCTAGCCTCCTTACTCGGTCTGAACTCGAGCGAGCCGCCGCCGACGGTCTGGCCGATGCCCCCCCCGGTGGGCCGCCTGACGTGGGCGAACAGTTGCGTCTCGAGGCGGCCTGAGCGATGGCCGCCGCATCTGGTTTCGAGGCCTTCCGGCCGCACGTTGGAGACGACCGCTCGCGGCTGGTCGATCGCGACGAGCAGGCGACGCTCACGTGGGGGCTGTTGCGGCTAGCGCGTCGTCGTCGCTTTGCCGCGCTTGCGTCGCGGCGCTTGCTTGACGCTGCGCTTGAGGGTGCCGGCGAGGTCGGCGGTCAGGGGCCGCTCGTCCTCCTGCACGGGCTCGGGCCGGACGATCGGCTCCTCGGCGAGCAGCTTCTCGAGGAGGCGTTGAACGTTGCGCCGCTGGTGGCTGACGAGGTCGTCGGGCTGCCGCGGCCGCGTGTGGCGATCGACGAGCTCGCGCGCGAGGTTGAGCAGCCGGTCGTCGATCTGGCCGTGCGTGTCGGCGATCGCGCGCACCTCGTCTCCGACGCCTTCGACGAGGTCTTCGAGCGGGTCGAGGATCGCGAGCTCGAGAACGCCGGCCCGGCTGGTGATCGCGCCGAGCTGTTCGTTCTTCCGCAACGCGAAGCGGACGACGCCGGCGACGTCGAGGTCGGCGATCGCCGCGACGAGCAGCGCGTAGGCCTGCGTCCCGATGGTGGTCGACGGGACAAGGTGGTAGCGCTTGCGGACAAGCGGCGGCGGGATCTCGTCGACAGTGACGAAGCCGCTGATCGGGATCCGGCGCGAGTCAGGCGGCTCGATCACGGCGAGCGCGTCGCCGTCGACGGGCAGGAACTGGCCGGGGCTTGCCTCGAAGGCGCGCACGATCTCGTCGGGCTCGAGGAGCTTCTCCTCGAGCGCGCAGTAGCTGCGCTGCGCGATCGGCGTCTTGCACGCCCGGTGCAGGAGCCGCAGCTGTTCGCGGCCGTCGCGGACAGTGGAGGCGAGACCGACCGGGATCACGAGCTCGCCGAGCTCGAGCGTCCCGTTCCAGAGCGTCCTGATCACCGTGCAAACGGTAGTCCTGCACATGGACGGAGCCGCAAGTGATGCCGCGGCTGGATCTGTTCGTCCTCGTGTTCTGGATGGCCGTGCTTGCCTTCGATGCCGCGCTCGCCTACTGCCTGTGGAGTGTCGCGTGAGGGCCGCGACGATGGCCGAGGTTCGGGAGGCGGTCGTGCGGGTCGGCGCGTATCAGTGCGCTGCCGGCTGCAGCCTCCAGGAGGCGGTCGACGTCGTCTGCGACCGGATGGGGATCCCGCGCGACCGCGACCGGCGGATCGTCCGTAGGTTCGTCCTGCACGGCCACGTGTCGAGGATCCGCGACCTTGCCGAGAAGGCGGTCGGCTAGTGGGCTACCGCGTCACGGCCGAGGTGTTCGAGCACTCGCGGCAGAAGGGCGGGAAGCTGCTGATCCTGCTCGCGATCGCGGAGAAGGCGTCGAACGACGACAGTGTCGCCTTCGGGATCGATCAGGGCTGGCCGCGCGAGGAGCGCAGCGCCCGCAAGAAGCGTGAGACGATCGCCGGCAAGGCGCGCCTGAACCCGGCGACGGTCTCACGGTCGATCCAGGAGCTGATCCGAGACGACGAACTCGAGGTTCGTTGGGTCAGACAAGGGCAGGCGCGCTGGGCGGTCTACCGGATCGTCATCGGCGAGTACCGGCAGCGCGAGGTCGATGTCGAGTTCCTGGAGCGGCACGGACAGCTCCTCGATCGGCCGTTCTCGACGCCCGCCGAGTTGTTGTTGCCGTGGTCGAAACGGCCTGGGAACAGGGCCGTAGAGCCACAAGAAGTACCTGACGTTTTGTCAGGTACTTCCGAGGGCGACCACCTCGCAAAAGATCAGGTCGCACCTGACGAAATGTCAGGTGGCCACCTGACATCCGCGCACGGTGACACCTCTTATCCGCGCGCGCGCGGGTCCAGAACAACCGTCCAGCAGCAGGTCCATGAAGACCTCAGACCTAGCCCGGAAGATCGGGAGGATCCTGCTGCTGCAGAAGCGCCGCCGACGAGGACTGAGGTCTCCGAGATCGTCGGCCGGCTGCGTGGCGCCGACGCGGGCAGCGAGCGGACGGTCTGGATGCTCGCCTGCCAGCTTCCGCGGGAAGCGTTCGTCGAGATCGTCTCGACCGTCCGCGATCGCGCCCGCACGGGCCGCATCGCGAATCCTTGCGGGCTGCTCGTCTCGCTCTTGAAGGTCGACCTGGCCGAGCGTGCGGCGAACGCCGCGGTCGCGTTCGCCGAGGCGATCGACGAGAACACGACGCGGTATGTGCCGGCGCCGTGGGTCTCGGACGAGCTCGTGCGCTGGGCGCCTGGCCTCTACGTTCGCCAGCTCGCCGAGCACGTCGACGACGCCGATCTCCGCGCCCGCCTTGAGCCGCACCATCCCGGCGAGATTCCCGAGCTGCTCGAGCTCGCTGCAGCCGTCCGCGACGGCGAGATCCCCGCCGCAGCAGCTGAGACGCCCGAGCAGGCACGAACGCGCTGGGTCGACGACCGCGCCTCCGACCCGGACTTTCCGATCGAGGAGATCGAGCTCGTTGTCCAGGGATGGGTTGAGGTCGACGACGTCGAACGTGCGGAACACCTCGACCGGGCCGCGAGAGTCCGGGCCGAGCTCGAGCGACAGCTCAGCGAGGAGCACGCGGCGTGACCCAGGTCGTCTTCGCCGCCGTCTTCCTCGGCTACCTCGGCCTGCTCATGTTCGCCTGGCCGTACCTCCTCGCGCTGCGCAGCTGGTTC